AATAGTTCTATTACCTCTCCTGTATCTTTGTTAAATGCCTTTGCGTATGTAATATCAAACTTTACGGCATCTATCGCCTCTTCCCTGCTGATCAAGTCACTCATCGTCCAGCACCTCCATTTCCGGCTGCGGATTGCCTTTCCCTATTTTCTGACCGCAAACGTGGCAGTAGCCCTGCCAATTCGATATGCTCATTTCACACTTCGGACAGAACATGAATAGTCGTTCGCCTCTGTGCTTCCACTTGTACGGAAGCGGATTATCACGGTTCAGCTTACTGTCCTCGTACTCATATTTCAGCTTTGAATTTTCTTGTTCCAGGGCATCGATTAGTTTTTCTTTCCTTGCAATGTCTCTTTCCAAGTTCTCCTTTTCACCGACAATGTCGAGCCCGTATTGAAGAAACGCTATAAAATCCTTTTCAGTCATTGTGTTTGTCCTTTATCATCACATAGTAGTTTGCGCCGTATTTCGTGCAAGTGTTGTCTGATTTTTTGAACGCCGGACAGTCCTCGCCCATGCACGGATTAAATATTTCGTTGTAAAAGTATTCCCCCTCAAAAGTCAAACTCTGCGTTCTCCGCCCATATACTCCAAATGGGCAGGGTTTTAGTTCAGTTTTCTGCATCTTCTATCTCCTTTTCTGCACCGTAAAGACATACTTCTGCTTGCTGCTCGTTCATGATCTCGTTGAGTTTCAAAAGCAATTCCATTTTCGCCTGGTCTATAGCGTCAAGAATCTCAGCGTACTGTTTTTCGGTGATCATTCGCTCCCTCCGGTTTCTTTTCAGAACGGCAGCAGGTTCTCCTCCGCCCACTTTTTCGCCTCGCCCAGCCGCCATAGTTCCTTGACTTCCTTCCCTTTGAATATCACGAAGTATGTCGTGTGATCCCACGTCCCAGATCCGTTGGCATGCGGTATGTGCCTCTTCCTGCTCTGGACAAGGATTGTCCGGCCATGTTCCTTCGTTCCGTATGTGATCGTCGTTCCTTCTCTGTTGATCGTCGTCCCGATCTTCTCCCATGTTAGTTTCATCGTATCAGCCCCCATCTCGCCAGTTCCTCGAAGCCTCCCAGCTCCTGGATGTATTCCCTCACCATCTCCACGATCTCTCCGTATGGTTTCCCGTTTATCGTTTCATCACCGATTGCACACGTCAGTGCCACCGGTTCCTGCCATTCTTGTGCGCACATGTGTGCGAAGATGTTCAGTGTCACATCTGCTTTGCTCAGATCCTTCCCATGGATCCCGCCTCCGGTGACGGCCATCCCCATGTCGGATCCCAGCTTCCTGTTTGTAGCTCCTGCGTCTACGCTTATTCCTCCCGACCAGTCTCCCAGCGGATTCACCTCCACTTCATAGCCATTCAGTCCCAGTTCGTTTAGTTTTGATATAACAAAAGCCTTCACTGCCACGGATTTCGCCATGCTCTGGCAGATGACCAGCCGCTTCCCTTTCTTATCAAGAATCGCCTTCCCATCGCTCGGAAAAACTCTGTAGAGCTTTTTCATCAGTTCCGTCAGTGTTTTTTCTTCTTCCGTGATCGGCATCCCCAGGAATATCCCGTTGTCTCCGCATCGAATCTGTTGCTCCTGGTTCTTTGCCAGGATCTTGTCCTGCTGCACTTGGAGCACGTCTATCGCCCCGTCATCCAGTCCTGATACCCTCCGGATCTCTCCGACCACGTCCCAGTGGTTCATCATTTGATCTGTCTCTATGATCACCTTGCAGCAGCCATGGCCCAGCAGTACTTCCACCGCTATCTTCGGATCTTCCTTGACTTTTTCCTGCTTGCTTGCCATTCCTTCAAGTTTGTACTCTATCTTTGCCGGCCTCTTGTACGCCAGATCTACGATAGCCCCGGCGATCCTGTCCGCCAATTTGTCCGGGTGGCTCGGATTCACTTTTTCAAACATTTGATCCCTCCATCTTTGCTTTTTCTCCTGTCAACGACTCCCATCGCTCTATAATTGCATCAACGTATTTCGGATCCAGCTCCATCATGTAGCATTTTCTGCCGATCTGCTCTGCTGCTATCATCGTCGTGCCGCTTCCTCCGAACAGGTCGAGTACTGTGTCCCCTTTTCTCGTTGAGTTTGTTATGAGCCTGGCGCATAATTTCACCGGCTTCATCGTCGGGTGTATTTCTGATTTCACCGGCTTGTTTTCATGGATCACAGTCGTCGGCGTTTCTTCCCTCACTATCTCCTGCAGCATCTTCTTCAGTTCATCCTTTTTCATCTTCTCGATGTCTATCTGGTCCTCGATGACTGTAGGCTTGTTCCATCCTCCCGCCCAGAAATGTGCAGCGCCTTCTTTCCATCCATATAGGCAAGGTTCGTGTTTCCACTTGTAGTCCTGCCTCCCCAACACGAATGTGTTTTTCACCCATATGATCGTCTGCCTTATTGACAGCCCCGACTTTTTTGCCGCTTTCGTGAACTCTTCCGCCGTTGAGCTCGAATGCCAGATATAGAACGCTCCTCCCTCTTTCAGTGCTTCTTTAGCGTTCTCGAACGCCGCTTGCAGTAGTTTTATCAATTCTTCATGCTCTGCGTCGTCGTTCATTATTCCCTCTCTTCTTTTTCTTGCTCCTCCAGTGTAGTTCACCCCATACGGCGGATCTGTAAATAGGATATCTGCTATCACCCCCCCATCAGTTCTTGTACTTCTTGCCCGTTTGTGCTGTCTCCGCACATAAGCCTGTGCGATCCTAATACGTATATATCTCCTCTCTTCGCTCTTGATTTTCGTGGTGGTTCTGGCGGTTCGTCTTCTATGATCCCCTCTATATCCTCTTCTTCCCCCATTATCTCTTTTGTTCCGAATCCGAATTGCTCCATATCGAAGTCCGTGATTTCCTGAAGCGCCGCTTCCAGCTTCGGAATCTCAAATCCTGTGTTCATCGTCAGCTTGTTGTGTGCCAGCATGTATGCCCTGCGCTCTTGGTCCGTCAGATGGTCCAGGCGGATGATCGGCACCGTCTCCAGCCCTATCTGGAGCGCAGCCATCAGCCTCCCGTGCCCCTCTACAATCAGGTTGTCCTTCCATACGCCTATCGGATCGTTCATGCCGAAGGTCTCCATGCTTCGGACGATCTGGTCCACCTGTTCGTCCGTGTGCTCTTTTGCGTTTTCTGGATCTGGCACCAGCAGCTTCGGATCTATGTATTCAATCTTCAGATTGTCCATTTCTTCTACTCCGCTCCTCCGTCGCCTCTATCCGCTTCATTTCCATCATCGAGGATATCCCTGTACTTGTTCCAAAGAAGTTTTGCCAGCTGTTCCTCTTCCAGCTCCTTTTCCTTCTGCTTGATCAGTCTTTTGATTTCTCGTTCCTCCTCCTGCGCTATCTTCCTCATCGCGAAGTTGTTCGACCACTCCCCCACCTGGTCCGACCACACCGGCGCAGCCTTGTCGTCAATGTACAGGTCCGCACTGATTTTCCTGCAGTCGTTCCCATACATTCGGACCCGCTCCGGATGGTTCTCGTTGACCAGGTCGAACAGCAGCTCGTACTCTGCGCACCAGTAGACCGCTTCCATCAGTTCCTTCCCGCATCTGTTCGTCCACAGAATCAGCGTATGCCCTTGCCTTTTCAGTGCCTGCAGCTCCCTGATCAGATCCATGTTCGGCTCCCCTATCTCCGGCCACGCGTTCGTGCAGAGCGTCCCATCAAAGTCAACAGCTATGATCATCATGTACCTCCTCCATTTTCAGCGCTTCCCCGCAGAATGTGCAAAATCGCATCTCCATCCAGTCCTCGTCTGACCATATTTTTTTAGGCTTCCCGCACATCGGGCATATGAGCGCCACCGGCGTGTTCCACATTTTCAATATTCCCCATGATCCCAGGTTGTCGAAGTGCTTTTCCATGGTCCTTTTGTACTCTTCGAACCTCTTCACGCTCTCCTCGTCCTTGAAGTCCGTTTCCTTCTTTTTCTCCTCGATGCTCCGGTAGTAGCACTCTACCGAGTATCGCTGCATCGTTGTGTGATAGCAGTCCCCGCCAGTTTCAAAGCATGACGTCTTCCGGCATTCCGTGTTCTTCTCCGGATCGCACCAGTAGAGTCTCTTTGTTTCTCCTTCATTCTTCTTTGCCACTCTGTTGCTCCTTCGCCGCCTGAATCGCCACGTATTCCTCTCTGAATTGCAGATAGTAATAGCGCCCCACTGTCTCACTCAGTTTGATCAGTTTCCTCAGTATCGCTGCGTCCATTTGGAATCTCAGTGTGGAAGCCACGCTCGGTTCTATTCCACAGCACACCACCATTGCCCCGTCCGGTTCTCCGTCTTCGTCCTCATCGAATAGCGTCTGCTGTGGATCCTGTACAAATTGGATCAGCAGCGGATATCCTGAGTCGATCAGGCGCATTTCCAGAGTCGTGTTTTTCTCCGTGAATTTTTGCAGTTCCAGGATGCTCTCCTTGTACGCGTTTCTTGCCTCTCCCATGTTTCTTCCTCCCTCAAAGTATGCTTATTAAAATAACCACCAGGAGGGCTCCAGCTGCAAATCCTATGGCGAATCCGTCCATCCATCTGTCAACCTCTTCCCTCCTGGTCTTTTTCTTCCTTAACATCCGAACACAAGCTCCTCCGCCCTCAGCTCCTCCGCTTCCGGCTTATCCCTCCAGATCACAGTCACACCATCCACCGCGCAGGATCCTCTGCGCATCCTCCTTCGTGCATCAACGCAGGCAATCGCCGTCGCCTTCATCTTCCATGCTTCTTCCATGAATCCCAGGCGCTCAAGCTCTGATGCGGACCTGGCCGCTGCTCTCGCCTTAAGTCTCAGCTCTTCCATCTGTCTTTTCTGCTTTTTGGTCATTGCTCTTTACCTCTCTTTTTTTGTTTTTAGTAGGCCATATGCTCCTGCATGTGCCCTCTTTTCAGTATCTCCGTCAGTTCGTGCACGTCTTCCGGCTCCGCCTTCAGTGCTGCCATCAGGTGCAGCAGGACATCAATCCGCATCGTCAGCGGATTCTTCACCCATCCCCTGAGTGCCGGTCCGGTGCATCCGATTGTCTTGGCCATGGCCTCCAGGCTTTTCACGTCTGCCCTGATCATCATGATCTTGATTTTCTTTTCAAACTCCGACCAGTCGGCTCCTGCCATCGTCTCCTGCAGCTTCGTCTTAGGCACTCGCTCTTCCCTCCTTCGTGTCATCTTCGTGCATCGCCAGGTTGATCACGTCAATCCACCGGTCCAGCATGTCCGTCGGGATGGATATTAGCTGCGTCTCCTCATACTTCGGCAGGCTCGAATTGATGTCTCTGGCCGTCATCGCTTCAATCAGCACCTTCGCAAGCTGCGCATACGTTGTGTTCTTCACTTCGTTTCCTCCAGTTCTGTAATACTACAAAGCACATTTTCCAGGTTCTCCTGGATCTCCAGCAGCGTGTCCTTCGCTTCGTATAGGCGGCTTATCCGTTCTTCTTCTCTTTCCGTCAGTTCCCGGTCCTTCGCTGCCGCTCTGTCCTCGATTTCTTCCATCCGCTCTTCCATCTCCCGAACGGCGTCAATCGCGTGGTTCTTCGCTTTGTCTGACGCCTGTCTCAGTTGGTTGAGCTTTTCGAACCTCATTCTTTCCACTCCTTTCATTCAGCATTTTGTTCGTTTCCTGTACAAGGCGGGCATATGCTGCCGTCACCGTTATTGCCAGCAACACCCCCGCAATGAACATCCCCACCTGTTTCATCCCTCCACGTCCTCTACCATGTGCGCTCCGATTGCCGTATCGCTCGTGAACTCCGTCGGCAGATCTATCAGCAGGCATCCGTTGTAGTCCACATCCAGGACCCTGTGCCATCTGTCCAGGTACTTCACTTTCTTCCCCACCCACTTTTGAATCATCTCTTCGATCCATTCTCTATAGGTCATCAAGCACCTCCTGGACTCCCACCGCTTCCTCGATCATCATCTGGGTGTGGTCTTCTTTAGGGTCAAATTGGAAGCATCCTCCTCTCGAATGCGCCGGATGCGGTGGTTTCCTTCCGACGTACCCCTTCGGGAAGTGCAGGCTGCATACTCCGTCCGCATACCTCCCCCAGTTCGAGCCAGCCCACTTGTTCCTTTGCTCCACCGTCATTCCGAAGGAAAAATGTTTGCAGTTCTTACATCTGCGTTCCATCTTCCACCTCTTTCAGCAGGTCGCTGACAGTCATGTCCAGAACCACAGCCACGGCCTCCAGTTTTGCAAGCGTCGGTGATCCTGTTTTCCACTTCGTTATCGATCCTTTGCTCATCCCTGCCCTTTTCTCAACCGTTCCGATTTTCAGTCCTTTGTCGATTATGAGCTTCTCTACCGTTTCGTATATCTTCACTTTTTCTCCTCCTCACTTGACAGCAGGTTGATTTTATTCTATTATTCTATCGCTACACAGATAAAAGAGTATCCTCAACCTGCTGCCCCTCGTCCGTTGATTTCTCTCAACTGACTGAATAATAATCGAGTCGGCTCAGTTTGTCAATACCCTTTTATTGAAATTATTCAATTTTCTTTTGGAGGACAAAATGGGCTTCTATGAAAACGTTCTTTCTTTGTGCAAATCGAGGAATATCAGGATCACCAACCTCGAGATCACCCTGGGCCTCAGCCGCGGCTCTCTCTCGAAGGTCAAATTCGGCGGCAGTCCATCTGCAGCGCGTGTGCAGAAGATAGCCGACTTTTTCGGCGTTTCTTCGTCATATCTCCTTGCGGATCGCCCAGAGCATTCTTTCCAAATCGAGGATGAATACGATATTTCTGCTCTGTCTGAACTTGTTCGCTCCTCTCTTCATTCCGAAACCCAGAGCGACTATTCCGTCCGATATAATCTCATCCGTCTTCTTGCCAGCCTGAGCACTGATGAATGCTCTCGGCTGCTATCGTTCTGTTCCACGTTTTTCCCCGATGCCTACACTGCCACATTCGAAGCGGAGGGCTTGCCGAATGCCGACTGCACGTAAACTCCCATCCGGTTCTTACCGGGTCCGCGTCTATCTGTATAAAGACGCTGATGGTAAAGAGCACTATAAGTCCGTGACCGCAAAAACAAAAAAAGAGGCTGAACGCCTCGCCTCTTTGGTCACGCCTGTCCATTCCGTTTCTGATCTCACCGTCGGTGAGGCTGTCCATCGTTTTATCGCATCCAAGGAATCCACGCTCTCTGACAACACGATCCGAAGTTATCTTTCCTCTGCCCAGCGCTTCGCCCCCATCTCCCGGATCAGGATCGCTGTCCTCAGTTCTGAGCAGGTCCAGCTCTTTATCAGCTCCCTGGTTGCCGATGGCCTTACACCGAAGTCCGTTCGGAATGTCTACAGTCTTTTGACCTCTTCCATCCGGCTTTTTCTTCCTGGCGCGTCCTTTCGCGTCACCCTCCCGCAGAAGGTCCCTTCCAGTACGCTCGTCCCCTCTGATCGGGAAGTCGCCCTGATGATCCAGGAAGCCCAGAACGACGATCTCCGTCTTGCCATCCAGCTCGCTGCCTTCGGATCTCTCCGACGTGGAGAAGTTTGCGCTCTTCTTTCCGACTGCGTCTTCGATGATCATATAGACGTCCGCAGGACATACGCCCGCAAGGCCGGAGGGTCCTGGTACATCAAGGACAGCCCGAAGACGACCGCCGGGTTCCGGTCCGTCCCCCTCCCTCCGGAGATCATGTACGAGCTTCGCAAGCGTGCAGCCGCTTCCTCCAAGGCATCCAAGATCATCCACTACCAGGTATCCGGTCTCTTCGACGCTTACCGCCGGCTCCTGGTTCGCCTGGATCTCCCTCCGTACCGGTTTCACGCCCTTCGGCACTATTTCGCCAGCTTCTGCCACGCCAAAGGGATCCCTGACCGGTACATCATGCAGATCGGCGGCTGGGATGATATTGGAACCCTGATGAAGATCTACCAGCACACGATCCCGGAGCGTATGGACGCGGTGGCTGCCACCATTGGCGACCACTTCCGGAGCGTGACCAGCCACAAAACCTGACACGGAAATAAAAAAAGACCGCATTTATGCGGTCTTTACTTATGCCGGCGGTGGGACTTGAAAACAGCCTACCTATGCAGGTTTTCAACCCTTTCTCTTTAATTCCCCTTGTTTGCGCTGTTTTTACGCAACACCTGTTTTGTCACGTGCTTTATTTTTTTGTTTTCGTGTTTGTTTTTTTGTCTTTCCTGACATGAAACCTGACACGATTTTTACGTTAGTAATGCACTCCATGTCTGCTGCCCAACAACGCCATCGACAGCAAGCCCTCGTGCCTTCTGGAAGCTCTTGACAGCCTTTTCGGTGTCTGCACCGAAATCACCGTCAATGCCCCACTTTCCGCATGAGTATTTGTTCGCTTCAAGGACAGCTTGTAATGCTGTCACGCTGCTGCCCTCGTCACCCTTGCGGAGTACGTTCAGCCATACGGCGCAGATGCTTTTTGTGTCGCCTTTCAGCCTCTTGTTTACGGTATCGGCAAGCTCTTTCATACGACTTTTGAGATAGTGTCCCGGGCACGCCGTAGGGGCGAACATATAGTGGCAGGTAAGCGTTCCGCTTGCATCGCCAGTCCATTTAAGTTCTTTGATGTCGTTTCGCTTGCAGATATCCACGCACAGAGCTACAAGGGTGTCCCATGCTTTGTCGGACACATGCCAGTCTGGCTCACCGCCATCATTGGCTACCTCGATGGTGATTGCCTGATGGTCATTGTCTCGGCTCGAACTGCACCATGACCTGTCTTTTTCCTCGACATACATGCCGACCCTGCCATCCGTGCCGATTCCGTAATTAGAGCTTGCTTCCCGGTCTCCGTTAGCAAAGATTTCGCCGCACCGCTCGATGGTCAGATTCCCCGCCATGTGATGTACGGTAATCTTGCGGATTTTGTCATTCCTTGGAGAGTTTTTGTTTGGTGAAATCTTGGTGTATACCACCATTGCGCTATTGCTCATGATTTAACTCCTTATCTGTGCTTTATAAGCACCCATGCGTTGATAGCAGCCGCCGTCTTTCTGGAAGTCCCGGCGCACATCCATCTGACCGATAGGGTCTTTTGTCCGTTGCCCGTGAATTGACACACAGGCCAGCAGTTAATTCTCTTTCCGTCCGTACCCTTGACCTCGTATGCGACCATGCCTACCACTTGATACGCATCACCTTCTTCGCCGCTGATTGAGAAATCCATCTTGGCAATGGAAGTGTTGTCAAGGTCTTCTGTGCAGTACGGGATAGATACGCTAAGACCGCTGGCTGCCCAGTTCTTGACCCGGAACGGCTCTCCGCTCTTTTCGTACACCTCGTTGATGGCTGATACAAGGTTGGTCTTGTTGTCCGTGGTGAGGTTGGACAGGTCGCCAGTTATTCCGTTGACGTATGCGCTTTTCGCCAAGAACCGTGTGTTTGTCTGATTACCGTCAGAGAAATCAATCTGAATCTCGTTCCCAGCCTCATCGAAACGCAAGCCGTAATCTCCATCGGTCAGCGTAGCTGTAACAGGCTCTCCGGGTGTTGTTTGTGTCTGCGTGACCAATGATGCACCGCCTGCACCTGCAACCGCCTCCGCAACCGCCGTACCGCTCTGGGCATTGGTGCTTGTCGGGTCGTATGTCTGGTCAACAGGCGTGATGACGGCTGAGCCAGTGCTCCGGGTGCCGTTGCTTTTATAAAAGACCTTACCGCTCACAACGTCAGCCTCTTCCGCAGTGGTGTCCGTGATGTCCATCACGACAGTGCCGTCCCCAAGGACAACCTTGTTGTTTGCCCCATCCACAACCTGCGTGGCATTGGCCTCGAACCATGCTATAACATCAGCATCAGTCGCCCCTGCACCGCCTGTGATTTCGACGAGGGGAGTGTGGAACATATGCCTCCCAACCGAATAACCATTACTGTCGAGAGACCAACATAATCCGTGGGCACTATCGTTTACGGACCTCATTGTTTTTATCGTTGAATCAACCGTAGTCCAACCTTCCAAGAAAAACGACGGAGAAGTCGGTCTCACTGGAATCGTACCGAATTTTGCAAAGTCGTATTCAAGCAATACTCCATGTACGTCTTCTGCTTTTAGGGAACAAAAAAGCTCTTCAAGCGTATTTTCTGTGAACTCCGAATACTTGTCCTGAAGCCGCCACTTTGTCCCTGTTAAATCTGTGATTGCCATAAGTCACCCCCTTAACCGATAGTGACGGTGTAGCCTCCTGCGGCGTTCTCCGTGCGTACAACGCTGATTGCCTCGACCGTCACCTGCGACAGATAGTCATAGCCAGTGTCCGGCAGGAGGGTCTGCTGAGTGTAGCTGGGGGTAGCCGTCTTGGCCTGCGCCGTAACGCCCTCACCCGTGTAAGTGCCAGTCACGCCCAAGATGGAAACGCCGTCCTTGATGTTATCAGCGATAATCTTCGCTTGGTCGGTGCTGTCAATGGAAACCGTGCCGCTTCCATCGTGATACCCTGCAGGGATAGTGTACGCCCCGGCAACCGTAGTGATGGTGCCAGTCACCGCACCGTTATTCGGCATCGTGCCAGTGTACGCCGTTCCTCTTGCGTGGAAAGTCTTGCCAGTGATAGCCTCTGCGGCGGTCAGCGTGTCTTCGCTCGTGTCGCTGTCATAAGCACACGTCCCAGTGATGGGCGCACCATCTGCCCCGTGCGCCGTGTAGCCGTTGAGCAGATGCGCAGCATCTACAGTATCAGCGGTCAGGTCGATAAGAACCTCACCAGTGCCAAGGACTACTTTGCTTGTGTATTCAGCCATTTTTTCACACTCCTATTGTGATTGTATTTCCGCCTTGCGGATTGATAACTCTGCCAACATAGATTTCGTTCACGGTCACGTCCCGATTGAGTAACCGCCCCTTTGTCTCAAGTGTCTGCACCTCGAACATCGGCTCGACATCATACGGCCCTTGATAGATGGGATACACAGCACCACCACCGTTGAATTTCAAAATTACATCTTTACCCATTCATGATCTCCTTATAGAGATTTTTCCGCACCATTATCTTCCCCCTGGTGGAAGCATCTCTCTCCGAATCCTCATAGAATACGTTTACTTGCACTTCACAGGCCATCGTGGCGAATAACCCGGTTTCCTCTTGCGTCAGCGGCAAAATAACGGTGTCTTCGTCTACATCTACCCACAGCTCGTCAAGCCCCTTTGTAAAGGTCACACCCGCCTGATTGAGCGTGACCTTTATATCCTTGTACCCTTCAAGCACTCCCGAAGTGCCATCGCAGTATTCCAGTTTTAAGGGGATGTTGGCTGTGGCGTACTGGTAGAAAAATACGCAATCACAGCAATCACTCATTGTCTTGCTCCTTCATGCTCTTGACTTGCGCTTGAAGTTCCACCTCGGGAAGTCCGGCGATGCTCGTCAGGATTGACAAAATCCCCGCCGTCAGGCTTACACTCCCGACATACAACCATTTCACTTCGTCAAGCGCAGCACCCACGGTGATCATGCCGATTGCCGTCTGTGCCATGGTCTTCACCGCCCGGATCAGGGCGGCTTTCATCCACTCGCTGAAATGTTCCTTCATGTTTCACCCCCTTATTGTTCTGCTATATACGAGATGTTCGTATATACCCAAGTCCCTTTTATAAGGTTCGCATCTACCCAAGAACCATCCGTCGATGTAGTTTTTAAGTCTGATATGCTTACTTTGCCGTTGTTCCTGTCTATCCATACTCTGCCAAATATGGGTTTCCCTGATGTGAAGTCAGATGGCCACGCAATAACTTGATCAAACCGTGCGTTGCCCGCGCCTACGCCAGTACCAGGAATCCACCCCGTCGGCAAATACGTATCGAACACCACTGATGTGCGAGTCTCCGACACGGACCCGTATATGGTCAGCCATACCATGGCCCCTGTTCTTCTGCCCCTCACTCGCAGTCCATATCCCAGTATATCCGGAATGGAATCAACATCCGCCGCTCCGTCATAGCTCTTCCACTCCGTCCATGATCCGGCGCGGTAAAGCCTTTTGTATGACATCATGTCGCTCGTCACTGTAAATCGCTGCATCTTGTAGGTCGTTTGCGTCCCTTTGTATACTTCCATGAATCCGCTTTTGTTGACCGGCAGATTGAGCGTGGTCTTCTCCGGGTTTATGTAGTGCCACCCCGGCTCATCGATATCGTTCGCGTCCGTCTGCTGCGCTTCGCCTCGAATCAGGCCCGTACCTCTTGCCTGTGTTCTGACCTCGTTGATCGCAGATACCACCCGCTTGTTTGACGTCTCGAGTGTTGAGATATTAGTGCTGTTTGCTCCGTTGATGAACCACTCGTCATCTATGTTTTGTGCTGCGGCTTCTGCTGCCTCTGCAGCCGCTTGTGCCTGCTGCACCATCCCCGGAATTTCCGTGTCACTCGTGTCCGCGCTTACGGTATAGTCTTCTTCCACCCGGAGGATAAAATTGGCGCAAATCAGCACTTGTCCCCCAGACGTGATTTTGCACTGGCATTTCACATCCCCCGCAAGCACGGTCATCTGCTCCCTCAGACTCACGATCACACTGGTCTCGCCCGCTATGGATGTCAGCTCCTCTTCGTAACTGAAAACTTTCCCGTCAACTTTCTGCCCCTCGATGAACGCGGAAGCTCCTGCAGGTATCACCGGCACGCCATTTCTGCTTACCAGTCTGAGCTCGAACACCCTCGCCATCACGTCGTTCTGGTGGCAATGTACGACTACAGGTACTCCGCCCGGTACTACATCAAGAACATAGCTCTGTTCAATCATGTTTAGCTCCTTTCCCTATAGGTATATTGTCCACCTGTTCTTTTAACTGCTTCGCCGTTCCGTTCCCTCCCATGTCCGTGTACGGTTCATACAAGGCAAGCAGGTTTTTGTATTCGTCCGTTTCAGCGAAGCCCTTCTCGATCATACCGTGACATATGTCGTAGATCCTATCGTGCAGCAGTCCCAGGATGGCCTTCTGCGTCTTTGACTTCTTCTGCAGGAAGTGCTGCACTACTCCGTTGATCACCGCCCAGAATCCGCCGGACGCAAAGATCGCGCCCACCATTGCCAAAATAAATTCCTTGTCCGTCATGGTAGCTCCTTCGCCAAAATAGTGTAGGTCTTTCCGTTGATCGTTACGTTCTGCAGCGTGAAGCCCTTCTGCATGCTTACCCCGCCCGTGTCTCTGTAGTATCCGATCGCTATCGTTCCATCCGGCGTGTCTTCTCCGTTTCCGAGATATACCACCCGGTTTGCGTATATCGTTCCTGCTCCAAGAGTCCCTTTTGCGTCTTTTGCGTCGATAAACGTCGTCCCCGGCTGCATCCCTATCAGTACTTCATCCGGTGATACATTCGTCATAACTTTCTGCGTCCCGTCGTTCTCCGTTTTATACACATCGAGACGCCCGAAGTATCCGTCCCCCGTCGGGTCTGTATAGTGCCATTTCCCCGCATACATGTTCAGCACGTTCGAATACGGATACACTTCGCTGTCTTTTGTTGCCAAATAGCTGAACGCGCCGCCTGATATGTATACCTTTTTCGTTTTGTCTGCCGATACGCTGTTCAGCTGGTCCGCTATCAGGTTGATCACCTTCACGAGCTCCGCATTCAGGATCCCCGTCTTCATGTAGCTTGCGTTCACGTATAGTTGTCCGTTCTCCATGTAGATCCCCTGGATTCGCCCGTTGTCCGTGAGCCTGTTGAAGATGGCTTCCTGGTTCAGCGCTGCGTTCATCCCCGCCAGCTCTTTGCTCGATCCGTATTTGACCGCCTGCATGTCCAGCGTCTGCTGCACTATCACGCTCGAAAGATTCGCTGTTACCCTCCCGATGTGCACCGAGTCGTATCTGTCAAGCAGCCCGTCGTATACCGTTCTCGTGATTTGCGCTTTTTTATTCACCCCCAGGTCCTGAAACATCACCGTCACGGTGTCGCCCAGATCAACCTCTTCCAGCTGCTTCATGTCTTTGTAGTCTTCCGTCTTCGCCAGATCCACAAAGGACACCTCCAGCCGCACGTCCGGGATTCCGATATCGTTGTCCTGCATGTACTTCTGTGCTCTCGCCCTCAGTTGATCCGTGGTCGGCGGTTCTTCCACCCATTCCAGCGACAGATCCAGCGGCACCGTCCTGTTGTACGGGAAGCTCGCAGCCGTCGATGCGTGTACAACCTTCTCCGGCAGCTCTCTGTATGCTTCCTCTTCCCCATCGATTCCTTTCCAGAAGGGATACACCCCCGTGATCGTGTTCCTGATGCTCTCTTCCTGTGTCAGGCTCACCAGGTTCTTTCCGTATCTGACTTGCACTCCTCTGTCCTGTCCGATTTTGTTATGCAGCCTGACCGTCAGGTTGTCGAACTCATATTGGCCACCGTATACCTGCAGGATGGATCCTTGTTCCCCCTGCAGCCTCGACATAGCGCTCTCTGGTACGCTCTGGATGTATGGTGCTTGCGTCGTCCGCGTCGTTTCGAATGTGAACGGGCAATCCTCCGCAGCATTGTTTTGCAGCCCCTGCAGCGCATCCACAATGTTGGCTGCCGCATATGGCGATACCGGGATCAGTGCCAGTCTATACCTGATATGCCCAGCATAAACTGTCACGATCCCGTTCATCGGTCTTGTTATCTCGTAGATATCGAACGGCTGCATCCCCTTCCCCGGTGCCGGTTTCATCCTGATAACTCTATCCAGTTTGATCTCGTCGAACATCACCCCGTCCATCGGATATGTCATCACCATCTCGTACTCGCCGTTGATCTCCTGCGTAACTTTAGCACTTATCGCATCCGATAGCCTGCATATCATGTTTCTGGTTTCGAATGTCGTTGATCCTGCCGGATATAGTTCAATCATATGCTCCACCACCTTGGCGTTAGTTCGATTCTTTCAATCCCTCCCAATAGTTGTATCGTCGTTTTCCCCGGAGGCAGCTTTGGGAATCCGTCTCCGTCAATCGTCACGAGGTTGTTGCAGTTGTACTGCTCACAGAATGCGTTCTGGTTTTCACAGTCTATGTCGATATACGGGAATGTGTTCTCATCCACCTCCACGAAGGTTTCCCCTACAGAAAACGTCCCGGACCCGTATACCCTCATCAGAGGCAGGGCGTCGAAGTATGTCGGGTTGTATACACGCTCCGCCCTCATCAACGTTTGCTTTATCTCTCCTCTTTTCATCCACCTTTGAGGCTTTAAGTCAAACGTCAGCGTGAATATGCCCGCATCGCTCGTCCACAACACTTCGTCCACGTTTATCTGCCCTATAACTCTGCCCTTGCGGAAGTATTCCTGCTCTCTTTCGTCCTCCACGCGTCGGTACCCAGGTTTCGACAGCAAAAAAGCCCGCAAATCATCGAACCTGTGCCGGAAGTCCCGACGCATGAAGCAACTGTAAGAGGCAGAGATGTTCTTGAATCTCCCGTTGGAAATAACGAGATCACCACTCCTTCCCGGCACGGAGATTGTGGCCACATCATGCTCCGCTGCATTCCACGCGTTTTTCCCATTCGTCCACACGCCAAAATCCAGCAGCGGAGTTCCGTCAATCGTCAGCGTCTTGTGTCCGCTCATGTCATCACCGCCTGTCTTCGTTCTACCGCTTTGTAGATCCTGTCCATCACAATGTTGGCCAGCTGCTGAACGTCCTGTCCCTGGGCCCCGTTTACCACTATGCTGATGTCTCCATAGTTGTTCGTTGATCCAATCGCCGCCTGCATCGTCTCGTTTCCTGACGCCATCATCGACATTGCGTCAGGCATAACCCTCGCAGCCTCCGCTGCTCCTATCGCCATCCGCGACGCCGCCGTCTCGACTGTTTCTGCGTTCCTCTTGATGCCTTGCGCGAACCCTTCGTCAAACCATCTTCCCGTTTCCGCCATAACCGTTGACGGTGAGTTCACACCCAGCACGTAGTTGGCTTCGCCCTTCGCCGCTTCCGCCAGTTGTTTTGCAGCTGTCCTGGATTTTGCTGCGTTTTTTGCTATCCCTTCAGCGAACCCATCCGCGAAGGCCTTCCCCGTGCTTTCGGCAGACACCCCGCTCATCGCTTCCAGCGCTGCTTTCGGCACCTTCTTGGCCTTGTTCTTTACGTTCTCGATCGTTCCTTCGATTCCGGAGGCATATTGGTTCCCGGCCTTCGTTCCTTCGCTTGTATAATCTACGCTTCCCGCTCCGTCTTTCCCCGACGTCGCCATCGCGGATCCGGCTGCTTTCGTTTCACTTGCATGGCTCCGCAGCCCCATGTCGTACGTTGCTACGGCCTCTACTGCAGCTTCACCGAACCCGCTCGTCTTCTCGCGCACTCCACGCAGCGATTCTTCCCCTACCTTCGACGTTGCGACCCTCACCGGTTCTTTTTGCTTCTCCATCTGTGCGATGAACGCCTGCGCCGCTTCCATTGCGCTTCTATCGTACTCGATCCCCAGCTTGTCGAGTTCCTGCGCAGATAGGACCACCATTCTGGCGATTTCTTCAACCTGCGCCTGAGTAATCAACGATCCGTTTTCTTTTGCCGCCTGCACCATGTTGGAAAACGTCTTTGTGTAGTTCGTGTACTGTTCTTTCAGCGACTTGTCGGTTGCGCTTCCGGCTCTTAGGAGCGTGTTTGTGAACGCAAGTACCGCCTCGCCCATGTTTTTGTTCCCTGTCTCCATAGCTTCGACAAGGCCCTCATGGTTTTCAATTACCGCATTGTATCCCTCCATCGTTCCAACCAGGCTTTCGATTGTTTCCTCGTTGGTTTTCATCGCCTTTTCGGCTTCTTCTATTTGCTTTGTCAGCTCGTAGTAGTTCTGTTGCAGCTCTTGCTCTCCTGGCCCGTACCGGAACGCCCGTCCTTGCCTCCTGGAACGCTCCATCAACTTGTCGTACGCTTCTTGGATCTCGTTCCGCTCGTTCTCCAGTTTGCTCAGCTCTTCCGCCCTCTCGGCCCGTTCGTTGTATGCCGATGCAAGATCTTGACTCAGCTCCTTCTGCTTTGTCACAGCTTCCACGTAATCGTCCATATTGGCCTCGATTAACGCTTCCGCCTGTTTCATCTTGATAACTTCTTCGATGCTGCTCTTCAGTTCGTCATATTTTCGAATCTGCCCGTCTTTTAGTTCTATGTTCGTCCCGAGCGCTTCGTTCAGTTTATCTACGATGATTTTGGCTTCTTCTTCGTATCCTTCTTTGACCTTCCCCTGCTTGTCAACGATCGCCTTTAGTTTTTCCCATTCTTTTTCGTATAGTCCGAACGTAGTATTGATTTCGTCGCTGCGCCTCTCTCTTGCCTCCCTCGCTTCGTCGTATGCTTCAGCTGCGTTTCTGGCTGTTTCCGCAAGCCTCCTTTCCTCCTCGTTCAGGTGCGACATCTCGTCCCGGAATATCGTGAACTTCGCGACCCCGTATGCTATTGCCGCAACCATCGCTCCGATTGCAGCAGCCACCGGGTGTGCTATTAACAGTCCTATACCACTCGACAGCAGCCCCACCGCTTTTACCATCTGTCCAATTACTATGATGGCCGGTCCTGCCGCCGCAACGATCGCCGCTATTTGTATGATCGTCTCTTTCGTTCCATCATCCAGTCTTGCAAAAGCCTTCACCCATTCCTGGATCTTCCCCACAACTTTTCCGATCGTCGGTATTAGTTCCTTTCCGAGCTCTATCGACACTCCCTCAATCTGGCTTTTTAAGATTGTGAACTGTCCTTTCAGGTTGTCCAGCATCGTGTCGGCCATGCGTTTTGCCGCTCCCTCGGAGCTGCTTATAGCCTCTTCCAGCTTTCCATATTCCTCCGCAGATGTATTTACGAGCGCCAGAATTGACGACATCGCCCTCTGGCCTCCGAGCATAGCCGCCAGCTTTGCCGCTTCCGCTCCTTCTACTCCGTATGCAGCCCTTGCCAGATCTTCCAGGCTTTTCTCGTATTCCTCCTGCGTCATGGTTCCGTCTTCGAGTGCGTCATCCAGTTCCGCCACCTGGATTGCGAAGTCCTCTATTGATACCTCTCCCTCGCTGAATGACTCTCTCAGCTGCCCTATGACCTCTCCCAGAGATAGCATGTTCCCATCACTATCTTCCAGGCTTACCCCGAGCGCTTCCATCGCCTCCTGCACTTCTTTTGTTGGTTTTGCAAGCCTCGTCAGCACGTTCCGGAGCGAGGCTCCTGCCTGGCTCCCTTTGATTCCGTTGTTTGCCATCGTTCCAAGCGCAAGCGCGACATCCTGGATGTTGTATCCCAGGCTTCCTGCAACCGGAGCGATGTACTTGAACGCTTCGCCCATCATACCCACGGTCGTGTTTGAGTTCGCCGCTGTGGCTGCCAATACATCCGCGAATCCTGCAGCCTCTTCCGCCTTTAACCCGAACGCCGTCATTGCATCAGTCACGATATCCGATACCGTCGCCAGATCTTCTCCTGACGCCGCTGCCAGATTAAGGACTGCCGGCAGCCCTTCAATCATTTGTTCGCTTTTCCACCCTGCCAGACCCATATAATAGAGCGCGTCAGCCGCTTCCGTAGCCGTGAAGCTTGTCTTTGATGCCATCTCCAGTGCCACGTCTTCGAGTTTGCTCATTTCCTCGGCCGTGGATCCCGTTACCGCCTGGACCCTGCTCATTCCGGATTCGAAGTCCGCAGCCGTCGCCACTGCAGCCGTCCCTGCTGCCACAATCGGCAGCGTCACGTTCGTCGTCAGTGTTTTCCCTACTCCTGTGATCTTGTCGCCGGTCTCCTGGATCTTCCTTCCCACTTCCTCGAATCTGGAAGCTACCGCCTGCGCCTGCGCCTTTCCTACGTCTCCGAAGTTTCTCAGCTCTTGCTGCAGGTTCTTGAGCTCCTGCTCATCCGCTGCAATCTGACGTTGCAGCGCCTCCTGCTGCCTGATGACCTCCGCAGTCTGATCTTCTTTTCCGAGTCTTTCCAGCTCCGTCCTGGTGGCTTCCAGTCGTCCGTTGACCTTCTCGATAGAAGACGTCAATAACGCCTGCTTTTGTGTGAGCAGGTCCACATTGGTCGGATCTAATTTTAGGAGCTTGTCCACGTCCTTCAGCTGGAAGGCCGTGTCTTTGATCTCCTGGTTCATCTTTTTGAACGCCGTCATGAACTCCTTGTTGTCGGCGTTTATTTCGATGGTAATTCCTCGGATTCTCTGTGATGCCATCTTTTAACCTCTGAATGCGTCGAAGTCTTCCTGTGTTGCCTTGTAGTCGTATTCTTCCTGATCGTTCCCGCTTTCGGTCATCATGTCGAACACGTCACCCACGCTCATCTTTTCCATCTCGTCCAGCGTCAGCCCCAATTGGTACGCTCTTAACATGTAAAGGCCGACGGTGCTTTCACGCACCGTCAGCCTGTGTTTTTTTTTGGTTTCGATAATGTTTTTGTATTTTCGGTGTATACCGCAATGATCTCCGCCGCCACTTTTCCGCCTATCATGTCCATAGGGCCGAATTGCGTGGACCATGCCAAGAACGTTTCAAAGTTCGTCCTTTTGAAATCGTTTCCCTCCGCCTGCATTGCCATGACATATGCCAGCTGCTGAATCATCAGAGATTGATCTTCCTCTGACCTCTTCCCGCTGAAGTATGGAAGCAGGTCTTCTCCGAATACCTGTTTGTACCGGTAGGGCGTGGCTGCGTTTGCAGCCATCCCCACCGTCTTTTCTCCGATCTGTAATTCTCTAAACATCTCCGCCTCTCCTCTTCGTGTTTAGACCCCAGGGCCAGGTGCCGGCTGCTCGCCCGGAATGTAGGGCGCATCGAACCATGCATTGATGGTCGCCGCTTCCGTATCGTCTCCGGTGTTAGCCTTGACGATCCACATCATGGCGTCAGGAACCCAGATTGATCCTGCCTCGATGTCCAGCGTTTCCGTCTCGGGCTCGATGCTGGCCTCTTTTGTCGATCCGGCGATAGCCGGACGAGTCGCCACGCAGTTGTACAGCACGTATCTGGTGTTGCTGATGTCGTTTTCAAACTGGAACATCATCGCAAACGGAGATCCGGTTGCGGAAGAATCCTCCAGCATAACCTTGTCGCTTGACAGCACCATTCCCAGGATGTCTGTCTTGAATTTGTCCGGCACCAGGGCAGCTTCAAAGCTGCCGGAATATCCGTTGTTCGCAGCACCCTGCCAATACTTGATGTTGTCAGCGTAGAAGACGCTGAGCTCGCCTTCCTGATCCAGGGACAGGTTGACCGCCCCGGGAAAACGGAAAGGTGCATCATAGGTCGCGGTTCCATCGTCTGCGATGGTGGCCTTTGCAATCCACACGTTGCTCAGGCCGTACTTGATCTTTTTAGCCATTGATTAAAACCTCCGTGGTATAGATCGTCTCGAACAGCTTCTCGCTATCTATCACGACTCGCTCCCTCGTGTAGACCATGCCAGCTTCTTTCATGGCCGCTTCCACCTTTCGTTCCGTTTCGTCGTCCCAGAAGTCCTGGTATAGTTCAATGGTCAGCTGTTCTATCTTTGCATAGTTTGTGTTGTCTGCAATGAAGTCATTGTCCAGGCCATAAAAAAAGCATATGAACGGCGCGGCTTGTTCCGTGCCTTGCGGAAATTGATAGTAGGCATATGGCAGCCCGATGCTCGCGATCATCTGATCAATTTCTTGAAATAGCACTTGCAACCTCCCTGATGTATTCCTCCTGGATTTTCTGGTTCACATCGTATACGTGCGATTTCCCCGCATATTGACCTACAGTTCTGCCGCCTCGTCTTACTGCATGTCCATTCTCCAGTAGGTGCACCAGTCCCGGGTTCGTCTTGTTCCAGATGATCGCTTGCGATCCTACCCTCGTGGTCCTGATCTCGACGCCCCAGCCTCTGGCATAGACCTTTTCTCTGTCGCTTTCTCCAAAGATATCTCTGGACGTGTTCTTCAGTTCGCGCACTCCGGCCTGTCCCACCTTCTTCGTGGCTTCTTCCACGCTCAGTACGACCCCGTCCTGGTAATCAGCAAGGATCTTCCCTATCACTGTCGCAAGTTCCGGGATCTTTGTCTTCCTCGCCATTGGTTCCGCCTTTCCTTTCCGCATAGAGCTCCATGTAATCGTCGTCCGTCCTGTAGGTTCTGTATATCGCGTATCTCCTTCCCTCGTAGATGCACACCTCTTCGCCGCAGTAATCGCCCGCGAATACCGTGAACACGAACGCCGGATTGAGTCCGTTCCTTCCCCCTTCGTAGAACTCCGACCTTGTGACGCTCTCAATCTGACAGAATATCTCCCGGAGGGCCTTGTCTTTCTTCACAAGCACCCCCCGGTCATTTCGCTCCGTCTGCTCTTTTACGAGCACAATGACTCCATCCCTCATGTCTGGTTCATCCTTTCCCGGATTACCCGACTGTTCAGGGCGTATCGCACCATCCTCGGCATCCCTTCGCCCGTGTCACGTCTGCGCCACATCCATGCCGCATATATGACCACCAGGTTCCCGTCCGCCACATCGTCCTGGAGCGTCACACCCTCGTTTTCAATTTGTTTTTTGGCGGTTTCCAGGTACTGGACCAGCCGCTCGTCGTATCTCCCGGTCGTGATACCGAGATCCACCTTGATGGCTGTCAGCTTGTCCGATAGTGTCATAGCCCTGTTCCCTTCTGTTTATTCCGCCTTTTTGGTCTTCCGAGTCGTCCGCTTCTTGGGCTTTTCTTCTTCAGTTGCCTCTTCCACCTTCGGCTCTTCAACCTTCGGCTCCTGGACTTTCTCAATCATGACCATCCGCCGCCTGTTCAATCTCGTGCAGAGCTCTTCCAGGCGCTCCTTGGACACGGTTTTACCTTCCCGTGGAAAGATATCCCCTACCTTGTACGGATAGCTTCCGTCCTGAAGATCCTCAAACGCAACGACTACTCTGTACATCTTAGACCCCGTTTCCGCTGTTGGCCTTGTCCTCTGCGAAGGTCACATCGCCGGCTGCAGGAGTTTTTCCTTCCAGGCCGATGGCCACAAAGCCCAGGTTGTACAGCACCTTTCCGTCGTAGCGTGCGGTGCCCTTGAATCCGGTCTGATCCTCCAGCCAGAACGCATGCTCGGAGGTGCTGATTCTTGTGCCGGCACGCTCGACCAGCATGTACAGATCGAAGAATCCACCGATGATCACATCATCCGGCACGAAGTTCAGCACTTCGATCACGCCGCCGATGACAGGCATCGAGCCGTTCACTCCAGCCACCAGCGCACCGGCAGCGTTGACGGACAGGCTCTCGCTCACGATCTTGGTATATGTGGTCTCGTTCATCACCCACACTTTCGCCCCTCTACTGTACTTGCTCTTTGCAAGCGCCGCGTCGGTCACGATGGCTTTCACCAGGTCGATGCCGGTGGTTCCGGCTGCGATGGTGACGATATTGGCGGTCCCGGTCAGGGAAGTCATGACGCCAGTGGGCATCTTGACGCCGGTGCCGTAAAGTATCGCTTTGTCCAGCGCATATCCGATAGCCTGGCCAAGCACCCGGATCAGCTCAGCAGCCAGGTCGATGTCGCTGTCTTCCAACATGGCGTTGCACATGCGGAAGTACCCGCCCACCTTATAGCCATCGATCTCGATCTGGTCGAAGCTCAGATCCAGCTCGTTCAGGTTGGCGCACATCTCGGTCCATACAGCTTCCGGAATCTGCCCCTCGATTACCATGCGGCCTTCGCCGCGCACCCGGCGCACAAACACGTGCTTGTAGAGCTTGGAATACTCCATCACGTTCTCGCGCAGGAGTCCCAGCACCACGGTGGGGATCAGATACCCGACTCCGGTGATCTGGCGCTTTTCTTTGATTGCAGTTTTGACTTCGCCCAGGAACATCTGGACGTCTTCACGTGCGATGAAGGCGTCTCTTTCCTGCATAGTCATTCCGAAAAACTTGTTGCGGTTTTCCATGATTCTTTCGTCCTTCCTTTCGTGTTCCTTTTCTTTGTTCTCCGGAGGAGTCTGCTCGGTTTCCTGCTCCGCCTCTTCCTCGGCCAGCTCGCCTTCCAGCTCCTGGATCTCGCGTTCCAGAATGCCGGTCTGCTCTTCGTTGGCCTCTTTCTCGGCTTTGAACTGTTCCACCGCTTCCTCCACGACCTTCTGGTCGTCTTCGCTGACCGCTTCCTCGATAGCCGCTTCCAGTTCTTTCTCCCGAAGGCTCAGCTTTTCCGCCTCTTCCTTCAGGTCATTCAGAGCCTGCCGCTTCGTCTTCAGCTGCTTCGCCAGCATCAGTGCTTTCAATGCCATGTTTCAGCACTCCTTTCATTTTTTCGCGCCAGGCTTGCTGCCTGCGCTGCATGATCTCTTCGCGCTCCTTGCTTCTGGCCGACACGTTCGTCTCCTGATATGCCGGGAACGTGCAGATTGACACTTCCCACAGCTTCAGCTCTCTGATGGTCCAGTGGACGCTGCCATCTTCGCGGATGTCGGTATCCTCTCGGATGATTTCAAAGCCGATAGAGCACTGCGTCACATCCCCGCGCTCGACTCGTGCGTAGGCGTTGGTTGCGTCCGTATCTTTCGGATTGATTTCGATACGCCCCCACAGCCCTGTGCTGTCCTCCCGCAGTTCAAGCGTGCCCGCAGTAGTCCGTCCGACCACAAGCGTCGAATCATGGTTCACCAGAGCGCGAACGTCTCCGGCCAGTGAAGATGCAAAAGCTCCCGGTGCGATGCTCTCGCTCATTCCGGGTGCCAGATCATACGTGGAATCGAATACCGCGAAGTATCCCTCAATTACCAGATTGCCTGCCTCTTCGCGCGTTTGATATTGGCCATTGATAGGCCGCAGCTGTCTCAGCTGCATTTCGTCTCTCTTAATTCCTTCCATGTCGTCCTCCTCAGTTTTCCAGCTTCTTCTGATTGCCGCTGTCCTCATACGGGATATAATTTTCCAGAATCTTGAACTCCTTCAGCCCTGCAGGGGACAGGTGCATAGCATCCCGCCACTCGTCTCCGTTGATGAATCCCCTGTCGGCTCCCGCCAGCATCACCGATGACTTCTCCGCCAGGTTGTAATCCATCAGACTCCAAACGTTGAATTGCAGATACATGCTCGGAGATGTAATCAGCTTTTTTGTCATTTCCTGGGCGATGCTCTTCGAGATCGTCATGATCGTGGACGCTATGAAGCTGTTCCACTCGTCCTTGTTGTAGGATCCTACTCCCAGGACGAACGCCGGCACGCCTACCACCGCCGCGATCATCTTCTTGTCAAGCTCCACCGTGTCCTTGATCGCCAGATCTGCCAGCGACAAAGGCTTTACCTGCTCAACCTTGAATTTCGACGACGGCAGCACCCACGGGTCTCCAGCCCGTGCTGTCCTTACGTAGTCGTCCAGGATGATCTCTCTCCCTTCTGGCTGCGCCAGTCCCTCATCGTCTGCGTCGAGCATCACGATCAGTGACGGCTTATAATCGGACCGCATGAACGACTTTTCCGTGGCTGCGGCCTGGGCCAGGGCATCCGCCAGGTCTTTCAGGCTTATCTGCAAGCCTCTTCCCTTCCAGAGATAGATCGGATCCGGGTTCAGTGTGAAGTGCAGCAAACTTTCCGGCCTTCTGTCTTTCCCGTCTATCTGGACCTTGTAATCTCTGTATGATCCTTCGTTCGGAACGAAGCTCACCCTGCTCGCACTTATCGGTTCCAGGCTCTGGATCGTGCTTTGCCACGTGTGCGGTGCCACGATACTGTTTCCCTTTCCGTACAGCAGGAGATTCATCACGATTGCTTCCATCCAGGAGCTTCTTGTCATCGTCGGCATAGGATCAATGTCAATCTTCCTGGACAGTTCGTTGATGATCCTCTCGTCCCCGTTCTTCGTATTCGCCACAAGATAAATGGTCGTAGACGCAATCAGAGACGCGATCTTCCTGCACGCCGTCATGACTTCCGGATTGTCCTCCAGCCGCGTGTACCCTTCCGGACAGCACCATTCCTTGTCGCCTCTGATGAAGGCGATCTGGCCACTCGGCCTCTTGTCCTTGCCCTTCTCTTTTCGCTTGAATGGATTCCTCATGCGTTCTCCTTTTTGCCCCACCATGCAGAGCTATCCGTCTTTTTGCTTTGTCCCTCGATCATCCTGATGCAAGCAAAAACCGAAGCATCGAATAAATCTATCCTGTGCTCCGGTCTCATTTTTTCATATTGGACGGCATCATCCGTCTTTTCCACCGCCCTCACATTCTGCACACAATACTCATACGCGTCCGAGTGCAGATAGTAGAGCAGTCCGTCTTTTGCCATCTTCTCGATGTGCCTGAATCCCTGGCTCTTGACGTAGAAGTACTGCGGCTGGTCCACGATTTTGAATCCCGCCTTGCGCATCTCCGGGATGTATTCCTCGCCCGCGAACTTCCGGTCATGTCCTATTTCCTTGATTTTGAATCCGCGCTTTTTCATGCTCAGAAACCAGTTGACCACATCCGCCATGTTCACCGTCGGTGAATTGCAGATCGTCAGCCATCCATCCTCTTCCCACCCGAATAATGGAATCCCGTCCTTGTCTGCTTTCTGTGCTGCTTGTGGCCTCGGGAAGAATCCGTGCGTAATAATGATATCTACTCCCTTGTAGTTTCCATATAGCGCTGCAGCCGTCAGGTCGTACATCCTGGACAGATCCGCGCCTCCGTACCAGGATATCGGCAGCTTGGCCAGCTCCTCCATCGTCCAGTTGTACTTCCCGTCCGACGCCCTGAACTCGCCTATGTCGAACCACGCTCTCATTGCCGTAGTGTATATGTTTAGTGACCGGCTCAGGAATGACTTTCTCAGTTGCGGATCGTTCAGCGCTCTCACCGCCGCCTGCATCATCTCTTTCGGTGATATGGTCACTCCGTATGATGGATTCGCTTTTTCGTGCTGCTCTGCGCTTGTAAAGTCCACCTCGCCCTTTTCGTCCTCGTCTGCTTTGGCGATGAAGCAGAAGAACGGATCGTCTTCCACCGTTCCTTCCAGTACTTTCTTCGCGTGGTCCATCCTCCTGAAGCAAAAGCTGTTCGCGTCGTCTCCCGCAGATGAGATCCCGATGCATAATTTGTTCCGGTATCCCTTTCCGGATTCCTCGAACCGGCTATACTCCTCTTCGCTTACCACATGCAGCTCATCTATGATCTGAATGTTCGACACCAGCGAGTCGTGCTTTTTCGGATTCGATGCCAGGGCCTCGATGTCAATGCTCCCGTCAATTTCCCCCGCCTCGTTGTACATCTCGTATTTCAACGAATGCTCCGCGTTGTTGTCCCGGACCCTGAACTCTCCCAGGACGCCCTTGTATCTTAGCGAGTAGACGATATCCTCGAATGCCTTTGACGCCTGTTTCAGCGACGCTGCCACTATGTAAATCACCGCCCCGGATTTTCTCTCCAAGAGTGCCAGACCGAAGCTGAGCGCTGCTATAAATAGAGTTTTCCCGTTCTTTCTTGGGACCATGATCAGGGCCTGCTTGTATCTTCGTTCCTTCGTCCCCTTGATGTAGAATCCCAGCAAATTGTAAACGATGAATATCTGCCACGGCTGTAGCTTAAGCGGCTTGTTCTTCAGTGGCTCCGCCTGCATGTCTTCGCCCTCTTTATGGACCATGAATCTTTCGATGATCCCGATCACGAAGTCCGGCTCCTTTGTATGCAGTTCCAGGTCCTTGCGCTTCAGATCCGCCGTCCACCGGCTGCAGGCCAGCACCACTTCCTTGCCAGCCTTAATCTTACCCTTCAGCACATCCTTGGCATACTTTTCCGCAGCCTCCAGGTATTTGCTCTTTTCCATGCCCTACAGTTCCAGCCCTTTCAGCAGTTCTCCCATCCCGCTCTTCTTTGCCTTCAGCATGTCATCGTTTATCTTCTTCAGTCCCGCCGGAGTCAGACCCAGGTCTCTCCAGTATGTCAGTGCCTGGGCGTTCAGCTCCGACACCATCACGAGCATCGGATTCTTCACCAGGTTTTTCGCTCCCTGTTTGTTTGTGAATGTCACAACCGGCTGGCTCCCCGTCTTCTGGTAGCTGTCCTGAGCCTTGTCTCTCTCCTCCATGATCCCGGCCAGCGTGTCGATTGCATATTCGAAGTATGGTCTGTATGTACCCGCTTCCACGCATGCAGCCTTTATTCTGGCCTTCCAAGTTCTCCGTCTCAAAGCCGCCTCCTAAACTTGTGACTACTTCGTGCGTATTTGACATAATCCTGCACGATACCTCATGTGCACGTGCGTGCGCGCGCCGATAGGAAGATATCGCCCGGAATCCCACTTTTCTAAAAACCCTCCGCAGTTGGAAAAGGC